TATAAACATAGAATAATAACAATTTAAAAATTAAAACAATGGCATTAAAAGGATCTTACGTTTACAAAGGAATCACACTTAGTGATGCTTATGTAAAAGTTACAAATGTTGGTTACTCAACAAGTGAGTACGCTAACAATCAATTAAAAACAGCTGCCGTGTACAACTCTGATGGGTCTATAAAGACGGAGGCTGTTTATGAAGACGTAGTAGTAAAAAGTACTCAAGGTAATTATACAGCTAAAATCTGGAAAGATAAAGCACATAGAGATACCGTGGGTAAGTACAATGACGACTTCGCTTCAGTAAGTGGAAGTTTCGCTATGGGAGTTGGAGCTACGGCTAAAAACCCTGTAATTCAAGCTTACACAGCTATGAAAGCTGAAGATAAATGGAAAGATTATACAGACGTATAATTATTAATAATTTAAATTAAATAAAATGAAAGACGTAAAAGTAGAGGACATCGCTCAAGATGTAAAAAAGATTACTGATGAAGAATTAAAATCAGTTCAAGAAAAGGTTAGCAATATAAATCAAGTTCAAATGCAAATTGGTGGAATGGAAGTTCAAAAGAATATAGCTTTAGATACAATTAAAGCTAGTCAAATGGATTTACAAACTATTCAAAAAGATCTTGAAGAAAAATACGGTAAAGTATCTGTTAACTTACAAGATGGAACTATTACTGAAATACCTGAGGAAGATGAGTCAGTTGATCAGAAAAATTAGTATTGGTAAAGATTATAAAAATGAAGCTATGCACTACGCCGTGAACCAAGAGGTTTACGGTGGGCATACTATTTGTGATATAATCGAAGGAGACGATAAATATAGTATATATATAAAAAAAGGCGAGGAAGTTATTCCTTGGAAAGACTTTAATAAAAATATGGCAATAGCTGTAGAGTATAATTTAGAGTATTAGTGAAGAGTATATATAACTTTATAATAAAACCTAAAAACAATCGATATAATAATACTAAAAAAATTGGTAATAAAAATATAATTCTTAATACAGATATATTTCAACACCAATACGTTAGTAAAGAAGCTATTGTTGTTTCTACGCCTTTAGCGTTTAAAACAGATATAAGTATAGGTGACACTATAATAGTGCACCACAATGTGTTTAGAAGGTACACTGACATGAAAGGTATAGAAAAAGACAGTAAAAGCTACTACAAGGATGATTTGTATTTTGTTTTTATTGATCAAATTTTTGCTTATCAAAAAAACAATAAATGGCAACCTTTAGATGATTATTGTTTTGTTAAACCAATTGAATCGTATGACATGTTTGATACTAATAAGGAGCAACCGTTGATGGGTGTTATAAAGTATACAAACAAAAGTTTACCTGAGGTTGGTAGCTTGATAGGTTTTACACCAAGTAGTGAATATGAGTGTATTATAAACAATGAAAGGTTGTATCGAGTTAGAACTAAAGACATTGCAATTAAATATGAATATCAAGGAAAAGAAAAAGAATATAATCCAAGCTGGTTATAGAGCTGTAGAAGAATTAGTAAAAGTAGCTAAAGAACCTATAGTTGATTCAGATGAAGATATAAGCGCTGATAGATTAAAAAACGCAGCTGCAACTAAAAAGCTAGCTATATTTGATGCTTTTGAGATTTTACAAAGAATACAAGAAGAAGAGAATATATTAGAAAATAAACCAAAAGAAGAAGTAGAACAAGTTGCTTTTGGAGGGTTTGCTGAAAAAAGATCTAAATAATGTACGAGCAAAACTTGTATAAAATAGTAAATGATCATATAAAGATCAATGCTTTAAAAAGACTTAACAAGTCTAAAAAATGGAAATACGGGTATAACAAAGAACATGACGTTGTTGTTATATCTAAAACAGGTCAAATTGGTGATGTTATACAAATTCAAAATTTAAAAATAGCTTTACCTAAAGAACCTAAAAATATCCATAAGTTTAAGCATGACAAATGGGAAGTAACACCATACCCAAAAGAATTAAATAGAATAAAAACTATATTTGATTGGAGAGAATACCCTAATGATTTTAAAAATGATTATGCTGGTTACATAGAGGAAGAGTTTGTTAGAAGAGAAGAGGGTTTTTGGTTTAAAAACCAAGGTGAATCAAAATACATAACTGGAACACATTACATGTACTTACAGTGGAGTAAGATTGATGTTGGTAATCCAGATTACAGAGAAGCTAATAGATTATTTTTTATATTTTGGGAAGCCTGTAAAGCTGATGTTAGGTGTTACGGTATGTGTTATTTGAAAAATAGAAGATCTGGTTTTTCATTTATGGCTTCAGGAGAAATTGTAAACATGGCTACTATATCAAACGATGCAAGATTTGGTATATTGTCAAAAACAGGTGCTGATGCTAAAAAAATGTTTACCGACAAAGTTGTACCAATATCGGTTAATTACCCTTTCTTTTTTAAACCCATACAAGATGGTATGGATCGCCCTAAAACAGAACTTGCTTATAGGGTACCAGCTACTAAGTTAACTAGAAAAAAATTAACTAGTAACGAAAAAATAGAACAATTAACTGGTTTAGATACAACTATTGATTGGAAAAACACTGGTGATAATAGTTATGATGGTGAGAAACTAAAACTATTAGCTCACGATGAAAGTGGTAAATGGGAAAGGCCAGACAATATTTTAAACAACTGGAGGGTTACAAAAACAACACTACGATTAGGTAGTAGAATTATAGGTAAGTGTATGATGGGTTCAACGTCAAACGCTTTAGATAAAGGTGGTGATAATTTTAAAAAATTATACACAGCATCTGATGTAACTAAAAGAAACAGAAATGGTCAAACAAATTCTGGTCTATATAGCTTGTTTATTCCAATGGAGTGGAATTACGAAGGTTTTATTGATGAGTATGGTCAAGCTGTTTTTAACACACCAAAGCAAGAAAGATTAGATCCGTGGGGAGATGTAATAGACACAGGTGTTATAGAGCATTGGCAAAATGAAGCTGATGGTTTAAAACACGATCAAGATGGATTAAATGAGTTTTACAGACAGTTTCCACGTTCAGAAGAACACGCTTTTAGAGACGAAGCAAGTAATAGTATATTTAATTTAGTTAAAATATACGAACAAATAGATTACAACGAAGAAATGCACAGGTCTATAGGCATGAGTACTGGAAACTTTCAATGGGTTAACGGTATTAAAGATACTAAGGTTGTTTTTTATCCAGATCCAAAAGGTAGATTTAAAGTTAGTTGGATACCAAGTCAAGAATTACAAAACAACGTTTTGACAAGAAACGGAGTAAAGATACCAGGTAATGAGCTAATAGGAGCGTTTGGATGTGACTCTTATGACATATCTGGAACAGTTGATGGTAAAGGATCCAAAGGATCTTTGCATGGCTTAAGTAAGTTTTCTATGGAAGACTGTCCACCTAGTCAATTTTTTTTAGAATATATAGCTAGGCCACAAACTGCTGAAATATTTTTTGAAGACGTGTTAATGGCGTTAGTTTTTTATGGTATGCCATTGCTTTGTGAAAACAATAAACCAAGGCTTTTATATTATTTAAAACGTAGAGGTTATAGAGGTTTTAGTATGAATAGACCTGATAAAGTTTGGAATAAACTTTCTGTGGCAGAAAAAGAAATAGGTGGTATACCAAATACTAGTGAGGACATTAAACAAGCTCACGCTGCTGCTATCGAAATGTACATACAAAATAGTGTAGGTATAAAACAAGATGGATCAACTGGTAACATGTATTTTAATAGAACGTTAAATGATTGGGCTAGGTTTGATATAAATAAACGTACAAAATTTGATGCTACTATAAGTTCTGGTTTAGCTATTATGGCTTGCAACAAACACTTGTATACACCTTATGCCAAAACAGAAAAAACAAAATTAAACATAAGTATAGCTAAATATAAAAATAAAGGCATGCACTCAAAATTAATAAAACAATAATATGGCTGATCAAGTTCTAAAAGGTTTTTTTCCTAGTCAAGTAGTTAGCGACCGAGAAAAGGTGAGCCAAGAATATGGCTTGAAAGTTGCTAAAGCTATAGAAAGTGAATGGTTCAGTAGAGATTCAGGTACAAATAGATTTTACAATAATCAAAACGAATTTCACAAACTAAGACTTTACGCTAGAGGAGAACAATCAATACAAAAATATAAAGATGAATTATCTATAAATGGTGATTTGTCTTATCTTAATTTAGACTGGAAGCCGGTACCTATTATACCTAAGTTCGTGGATATAGTTGTAAATGGTATAGCTGAAAGAAGTTATGATGTAAAAGCTTTTTCTCAAGATCCTTTTGGGGTTAGTAAAAGAACAGAATACATGGAGTCTATATTGAGAGATATGGAAACTAAAGAATTAGCTAACTTTGCTCAAGAAGCTTTTGGTATAAGTTTACAAGAAAATGATCCTAAGAAGTTACCAGATTCAGAAGATGAATTACAATTACACATGCAGTTGTCTTACAAACAAGCTTCTGAGTTAGCCGAAGAGCAAGCTATTAACGTTATGCTAGAAGGTAACAATTATGAAAACACAAGAAAAAGATTTTACTACGATCTTACTGTGTTAGGTATTGGTGCTGTAAAAAACACTTTTACTAAAACCGAAGGTATAAAAATAGATTATGTAGACCCAGCAAACTTAATATGGTCTTATACTGAAGATCCTTTCTTTGACGATCTATATTATGTGGGTGAAGTTAAAACAATACCTATAAACGAAATTAAAAAGCAATTCCCTGAACTTACGCAAGAAGACATGGAAGAGTTATCTAGGTCAAGTTTTACATCTAGCGGTTTACTTAAATCACAAAATGATACAAACAATTTAGATAAAAACACAGTTCAAGTGTTGTACTTTAATTACAAAACCTACATGAATGAGGTTTATAAAGTAAAAGAAACTTCAACTGGTGCAACTAAAATAATATTACGTGATGATGAATTTGATCCTCCTGTTGAGCTATTAGAACAACAGTATGGTAAAATGAATAGATCTTTAGAAGTTTTATATGAAGGAGCTTTAATAGTTGGTAGTAATAAACTTCTTAAGTGGAGCCTAGCACAAAACATGATGAGACCTAAAAGTGATTACACTAAGGTTAAAATGAATTATGCTATTGTTGCTCCAAGAATGTATAAAGGTAGAATTGAGTCACTTGTAAGTAGAACAACTACGTTTGCTGACATGATTCAGTTAACACATTTAAAGTTGCAACAGGTTATGGCTAGAATGACACCAGATGGTGTTTATTTAGATGCAGATGGATTAGCTGAAATAGATTTGGGTAACGGAACTAATTATAATCCACAAGAGGCTTTAAATATGTTCTTCCAAACTGGTAGTGTTATTGGTAGATCCATGACTCAAGAAGGTGACATGAACCCAGGTAAAGTACCTATTCAAGAAATACAAAGTGGTTCTGGCGGGCAAAAACTGCAAAGCTTAATCCAAACATATAATTATTATTTACAAATGATAAGAGATGTTACCGGGTTAAACGAAGCTAGAGATGCTAGCACACCAGATAAACATGCTTTAGTTGGTATACAAAAACTTGCAGCTGCGAATAGTAATACAGCGACAAGACATATACTGCAGTCTGGTTTATATTTAACCACGCAAGTAGCGGAAGGTGTGTCTTTAAGAATATCTGATGTTTTAGAATACTCACCAACAAGAGATGCTTTTATACAAAAAATAGGTAATCACAACGTTGGAACTTTAGATGAGTTATCTCAATTACACTTGTATGACTTTGGTATATTTATTGAGCTAGCACCTGATGAAGAGGAAAAGCAAATGCTTGAAAACAATATACAAATAGCTTTATCTAATAGTTTACTTGATTTAGAAGATGCTATTGATATTAGAAATATAAAAAACGTTAAGCTAGCTAACGAAATGCTTAAGGTTAGAAGAAGAAAAAAGCAAGAAAGAGATCAAGAATTACAAGAAAGAAATATTAAAGCTCAAGCCGATGCTAATGCTCAAGCACAACAAGTAGCGGCTCAAGCTGAAGTACAAAAGCAGCAAGCTTTAGTTCAAACTCAAATGCAGTTAGAACAAGGTAAAGCTGCTTTAAATGAAACAAAATTAATGAAAGAGGCTCAGATTAAAAAAGAGTTAATGAATCATGAGTTTCAAATAAACATGAAGCTAAAACAAATGGAGCTTCAAATGATTAATAATAAAGAAAATTCTAAAGAAGATCGTAAAGACGAAAGAACTAAAATACAAGCGTCTCAACAATCTGAATTAATAGATCAAAGAAAAAGCGGAAAGCCACCTAAAAACTTTGAATCTGCAGGTAATGATATATTAGGTGGTATTGGTCTAGGTGGATTTGATCCTAGATAATTTGTTTAATTTTATAATATTATATTATGTCAAAAAAAGAAGAAAAGGTAGTTGAAGAAATTCAACAAACCGAAAGTAAAAATGAAAACAATATTAAACCTTCTGAAGTAAAAAAAGAAGGTGGCGATATGAAAGTTAAAATTCCAAAAATTCCTAAACAGTTTGTTGATAAAAAAGACGATGAACCTATTAAGGTGAATTTTGATAAATTAAAAGAAGAAAAGGTTGAAGAAGAGGTTACTAAAGTTAACATTGATAAACCTAAAGAAGAAGTCATACAAGAGGTTAAGGAAGAGGTAAAAGATGAATCAGAAGATTTAGTCTTAGAAGAGGTTATTGAAGAACAACCAAAAGTAAAAACTGAAGAACAAGTAGAAAAAACAGTTAATGAGCAAGTAGATAAACTACAAGAAAACGTAGAAGAAGCTATTGGTGAAGCTCAACAAACTGGTCAGGAACTACCAGATAATATTCAAAAAGTTGTAGACTTTATGAATGATACAGGTGGAAGTCTTGATGACTATGTTAGATTAAATCAAGATTACAGTAATGTTGATGATAACACTTTGCTTAAAGATTACTACAAGCAAACAAAATCACATTTAACTGACGATGAAATAAGTTTCATGATGGAAGATCAGTTTGCTATAGATGAAGCAGACGACGAAAGAGATCAGAGACGTAAAAAATTAGCGTTAAAAGAGCAAGTAGCCAACGCTAAAAGCCATTTGGACGGCTTAAAGTCCACGTACTATGAGGAGATCAAGGCCGGTGTTAAGTTAACGCCTGATCAAAAAAAAGCCGTAGATTTTTTTAATAGATACAATGAGGCAAGCGAGAAAAATCGCAAAATAGCAGAGGAACAAAGGACTGTTTTTACATCCCAAACAGATGGACTGTTCAACGATGATTTCAAAGGTTTTGAATACAACGTTGGTGATAAAAAATACAGATACAATGTTAAAGATGCGTCTAAAGTAAAAGAATACCAAAGTGATATTAATAATTTTGTTAGTAAATTCTTAGATAAGAAACAACAACTTGTTAATCCACAAGGTTATCATAAAGCTTTATTCACAGCTAATAATCCAGACGCTGTTGCAAATCACTTTTATCAACAAGGTAAAGCTGATGCTATCAAGGATAGTATGGCTAACGCTAAAAATGTTGATATGACGCCTAACCAAACGCACTCAAATACGATTGCTAGTGGTGGTACAAAATACAGGGTGATTAGCGGTGATGATTCTAGTAAGCTTAGAGTAAAAATTAACAAAATTAATAACTAAACTTAAAAATTAAAAATTATGGCATTAGCTGGAACAGGTGCACAAACGTCGCACCTTACTCCAAGACCTACTAAAGATCTATGGGGTAGTAATTATTTAAACATTGCGGGGAACGATTTTAACTTCGCAAAACAGTTCCTTCCAGAAGTATATGAGAAAGAGGTAGAAAGATACGGTAATCGTACTATCTCTGGCTTTTTGAAAATGGTTGGCGCTGAAATGCCTATGGCTTCTGACGAAGTCGTATGGTCTGAACAAGGAAGAATTCATGTAGCTTTTAGTGACATGAAATTAGCTGCTAATGATAACGCAATATCTAAAGTAACTTTTGTAGGTAGTGACGCAGTCGCAAACTGTAAACTAGTTAAAATTGGAGATACTATTGTTTTATCAAAATCAGGTAAATCTTTCAAAGCATACATAACACACAAGCCTACTACAACTACTATTACTGCTAGACCTTACTCCGCTGAACACATTGACGATATTGGAGCTCCATTTGCTGGATCTTCTGAAATAACTGCTGTTAAGTTATTCGTTTATGGTTCTGAATTTGGAAAAGGTACTTCAAACGTAGGAAATTCAATAGATGCTAAGTTTACTTCTTTTAGTAATAAACCTATTATTATGAGAGATAAATATAGCGTTAACGGTTCTGACACTGCTCAGATCGGTTGGGTTGAAGT